CCACGGTGCAGACGCATTTAGGATGTTAAGCATTGCTTGGAAAGAAGAAGCGAAGTTGCCCCATAAAGATGACTCGATTAAAGGGCTGTTTGTAGGTAAAACCGATGTAAGTTTGAATGATATGTGGAAACAAAACCCACAATCCAGTTCAAGAGGAAGAATTTGATGGCAAACGATAAAGCTACAGTCAATCACACATACGAAGATTGGTACAAGTGCATTATGAGCTATGAGCGCTCATATAAGCGTTGGGAAGCCAGAGTTGACAGAATCGTAAAGAAATACAAAGATGATAGCCGCTACGACAGAAACCCTAATGCACGCTTCAACATACTCTGGAGCAATGTACAGACTATTCAGCCAGCTATCTTTGCAAGACTGCCTAGACCTGATGTTAGCCGTAGGTTTAAGGACAATGACCCAATAGGTCGTGTAGCTTCAATGATGCTTGAAAGAGCATTAGAGTTTGAATTAGAACACTACGGTGATTACAAAGCAGCAATGAATAACGCTGTACTCGACCGATTACTCGGTGGTCGTGGTGTAGCTTGGGTGCGCTATGAGCCACACATTGTAGGCGAAGAAGCTGGTATGGCTGAAGGTGCACCTGATGATGGCTACCAAGTAACTGAAGATACTGATGAAGCTGAAACTGAAGGCGCTTTGGAGAATGAAAATCCAGAGCGCATTGAGTACGAATGTGCGCCCGTTGATTATGTCCATTGGAAAGATTTTGGGCATACGATTGCTAGAACATGGGAAGAAGTAACAGCAGTATGGCGTAAAGTTTATATGTCACGCCCTGCGCTTTGCGAAAGATTTGGCGAAGAACTAGGTTACAAAATACCTTTAGACACGCAACCCGATGATTTAAAACAATCTTATAAGACAAATGATGGCGTGTATGAAGCGCTGATATATGAGATTTGGGACAAAGAAACAGGCAAAGTATTATGGATTTCTAAATCATTAGGCAAAATTCTTGATGAAAGAGATGACCCATTAGGACTTGAAAACTTCTGGCCATGTCCAAAGCCTTTATATTCAACGCTGACTACTGACAGTTTAGAGCCAATACCTGACTTTGTTATCTATCAAGACCAAGCTAGAGAATTAGATGTTCTGTGTGACAGAATTGATGGCTTGATTAACGCCCTCAAAGTGCGTGGTGTGTACGATGCTTCTGCTTCTGAGTTGCAGCGCTTGTTCTCTGAAGGCGAAAACAACACCATGATTCCAGTAAGTAACTGGATGGCATTTGCTGAAAAGCAAGGCATGAAAGGCGCTATTGATTTAGTAGATTTAACGCCATTTGCAAGCGCATTGATGTCTTGCTATCAGGCAATGGAGCAAGTTAAAGGCCAAATCTATGAATTAATGGGTATTGCTGACATTCAGCGTGGTCAAACTGACCCTAATGAAACGCTTGGCGCACAGATTATCAAGTCAAACAACGCTGCTGGTCGCTTAAAAACTCAGCAACACGCAGTTGTAGATTTTGCTACTACTCTTTTGTCTATTAAAGCGCAAATTATCTGTAATCACTTTACTGATGACACGCTAATTAAGATTTCTGGTGCAATGCAACTGTCTGACCAAGATAAACAGTTGATTCCACAAGCTATTGAACTGCTAAGAAACGAAGCAAGTAAGAATTTCCGCATTGAAGTCACTTCTGATTCAATGATTTACCAAGATGAACAGCAAGAAAAGCAAGACCGCATGGCTTTCTTACAAGCTGTTGGTGGATTTATGCAACAAGCTGTGCCAATGGTTCAACAAACACCTGAATTAGCGCCTATGGCACTAGAAATGCTGAAATTTGGTGTAACTGCGTTCAAAGCTGGTAAGCAATTAGAGGGAATTATTGACGAAACAGCAGATAAATTGCGTATTGCGGCGCAACAATCTGAAGGTCAGCCTAAACCTATGCCAATTGAGCTACAAAAAGCGCAGATGGACAGTCAAGCCAAGCTACAACAAATGCAAATGCAGTCACAGCTTGAGCAACAGAAGTTACAAGCGCAAATGGAACTTGAAAAAGCTAAGCAAGAGTATCAAGCGCAAGAAAATCAGCTTAAATTCCAGCTAGAAGAACAGCGTAATCGTGAACAAATGCAAATGGAAATGAACCTTGAGCAAATTAAGCTAGATACAACTAATAACAAAGAATTATTGTTAGCATATTTGAACAATGCTGCTAAAATTGAAACAACTCGCATATCTTCAGGTTTAGATACAGGCGAAGCGGCATACGCAGACAATGTTCAGATGGCAAGTATTTTGCAAGACCAATTAGGATATTCAGACATGAAAAACCATCCATTACAACCTGCAATAGAAAATATGCAAAGCAGCAACCAACAATTATCTGAAATGCTTGCTGTGTTGATTCAACAAATGCAAAAACCTCAAGCACCTAGACAGGTTATTAGAGGCGCTGATGGCAAAATTATAGGTGTTCAATAATGGCTATAACAGTCAAGCATTTAAAAGTATCAACAATACCCGATGATGCAGACACATCGTTAGTACGCCCTAGTGATTGGAATGATGACCATGTATTAACAGGTACAGTACCAGTTGCTAATGGTGGTACAGGTGCAAGTACGGCTACAGGTGCAATTAACGCTTTATTACCATCACAAACAGGTAATTCAGGCAAAGTCCTATCGACTGATGGTACTAACACAAGTTGGACAGCTTCAGGTGGTTCAGGAACAGTAACTAGCGTTGCGGCTACGGCAGGCACAGGAATTAGCGTAACTGGTAGCCCAATTACTACTAGCGGCACTTTAAACATTACCAATACTGCGCCAGACCAAACAGTAGTTTTAACTGCTGGCACAGGCATAAGCACTACTGGTACTTACCCTAACTTTACTATTACTAACACTAGCCCATCTTTGGGTGGTGATGTGGTTGGCCCTGCTTCTGCAACTGATAACGCAGTAGCTAGGTTTGATTCCACTACTGGCAAGCTAATTCAAAACAGCGTAGTTATTGTTAGTGATGCAGGCGCAGTTACAGGCGTTACCACATTAGCCGCCTCTACAAGCGTTACAACTCCTATAGTTCAAGCTACCAATTCAGGTGGTTTAGCCCTTAAAAATTCCGCAGGAACAACCCAAATTAGCGTGGGTGCAGGCGGTGGTGATAATGCTTCAATCAATGTTTCTACCAACATGAATGGTGCAAACGCACAAATTGACATTAGCCCAACAGGTACAGGTCATGTTCATATAAACCCTACTGGCGTTAATTCAATCCAAGTAAATCCTACTTATGTAGGAACAATGGACAATATGACGATTGGTGCTACAACACCTAAAAATGGTAGTTTTGTTGATTTAAGCGTAACCGGCACAACTAGCTTTGATGGTTCACAAGGTACAGCAGGTCAAGTTCTTACTTCTGCTGGTACAGGCGCAACCCCTACTTGGACAACACCAACAACAGGTACGGTCACTTCAGTTACAGGCACAGCGCCAGTAGTATCAAGCGGTGGTGCAACTCCAGCAATCTCAATGCCAGCCGCTACAACAAGCGTAAATGGCTACCTTACATCTACCGATTGGACTACATTTAACGGCAAGCAAGCGTTATTGGTTAGCGGTACAAACATCAAAACCATTAACAGCAACAGTATTCTTGGTTCTGGTGACTTAGCCATTAGTGCTTCTGCCGCTGGTTCTACAACGCAGGTGCAATACAACAATGCTGGTGCTTTTGCCGCAAGTTCTACATTTACTTACAGCACTACAACTGGTGATTTATCAGCACCTGTTCATAATTCAATTAATGGATTAACTGTAAATTCAAGCAATGTATCAGCAAGTTATACTATTGCAAGCGGTTCAAATGCCTTTAGCGTAGGCCCAATAACAACTAATTCTGGAGTTACTGTGACAGTTTCATCAGGTCAAAGATGGGTGGTAATTTAATATGTCCACAATAAGAACAGGCACTACAACTACAACAGCTATTGCAGTTACTGGTGATACAACTGGTAACTTGATTCTTACTGCTGATACAGGGCTAATTAACGCATCATCTACAACTGGTGGTTTAGTAGTCCCAACAGGGACAACAGCACAACGCCCTGCAAGCCCAGCCGCAGGAACTTTTAGATACAACACAAGCACTACGCAAACAGAAGTCTATAGCGGTATTGCATGGGTGGCTTTAACAAGCCAAACATACTCTGCTAATTATTTATTAGTGGCAGGAGGCGGTTCTGGAAGTGCAATTGGAGGTGGTGGTGCAGGTGGATTATTGTCTGGCTCATCAACGCTAACTGGTGGCACTTCTTACACTATAGTTATTGGTGCTGGTGGCGCTGGAAATAGCTCAATGCTTGGCAACTCTGGTTCAAACTCTACTGCATTGTCATTAACGGCTATTGGTGGTGGTCGTGGAGGTGGTACTAATTCTTCAAATCCTCCTGCATCTGGGGGTTCTGGTGGTGGCGGTTCATCACAAGATAGCAACACAGTAGGTGGCGCAGGTACAAGTGGACAAGGTTATCAAGGCGGTACTGGCGGTAGTGTTACCGCAGGTTATACGGCTGGCGGTGGAGGCGGTGGAGGTTCATCTGCTGTAGGTAGCAACGGCTCAAACACAACTAATGGCGGTACAGGCGGCAATGGTACAGGTGGTGCTGGAGGCGCAGGAACATCATCAAGCATTACTGGTTCTGCGGTTACTTACGCTGGAGGCGGTGGCGGTGGTTTCTACACTTACTTAAATCAAGGCACAGGAACAGTAGGCGCAGGTGGTTCTGGAGGTGGCGGCACAGGTGGAGGAAGCTCAAATACTGCTACCGCAGGTTCTGCCAATACTGGAAGCGGTGGGGGTGCGGCAGGTATCACTAGCGATGGAAACTATAAAACATCAGGAAATGGCGGTTCTGGTGTATTTATTCTATCTGTTCCAACAGCTAATTACTCTGGTACAACTACTGGTTCGCCAACCGTGACAACAAGCGGCTCTAACACTATTATGTCTTTCACTTCTTCAGGAAGCTACACAGCATGACATCTATTATTAAAGCTGATAACGGTTCAGTATCAGGAGTTTCGGGAATTGTCCAAACTGCTGACAATACAGGCACATTAGAGTTACAAGCTACTTCTGGTCTTGTAAGTATGGCTAATGTAACAGGTGCATTGACTGTACCTACTGGTACGACTGCACAAAGACCAAGCACTTTAGTTGCTGGAATGATTCGTTACAACACAAGCACTAACCAAACTGAAGTTTACTCAGGTTCAAGTTGGGTAACACTTTCTACACAAACTTATACTGCTAATTATTTAATTGCAGCTGGCGGTGGCGCAAGTGGAATCAATGGCGGTGGAGGTGGTGCTGGTGGATTATTAACTGGTTCTACATCATTAACAAATGGAACTGTTTATACAATAACTGTAGGTGCTGGTGGGACAGGAAATAGCACTAGAACAAGTGCGGGTGGTTCTGGTTCAAATTCTTCAGCATTAAGTTTAACTGCTGTTGGCGGTGGCGGTGGTGCAGGAGATTTACTTAGTTCTGGCGGTTCAGGAGGCTCTGGTGGTGGCGGTGCTAATTCCGTTGGAACTGGTGGTTCAGGAACTTCAGGGCAAGGAAATACTGGTGGTGCGGCTAGTTCTCTTGCAAGCACAACTGGCGGTGGTGGTGGTTCTAGTGCCGTTGGTGGAAGTGCATCTTCAACTACTGCTGGTTCAGGTGGTGCTGGTACAGCATCCTCAATAACAGGTTCTAGCGTTAATTATGCTGGCGGTGGTGGCGGTTATTGCGATAACTCGGGAACTGCTGGAACTGGCGGTGCTGGTGGCGGTGGAAATGGCGGCAAAGGAAATACAACATCTGGTGTCGCTGGAACAGCCAACACAGGTGGCGGTGGAGGTGGTAATGGTATTGGCGGTTCTGGTGTTAATGGCGGTAGTGGAATAGTAATTCTATCTGTGCCTACTGCAAACTATTCTGGAACTACAACTGGTTCACCTACAGTAACAACTTCAGGCAGTAACACTATTATTCAATTTACTGCTTCAGGCAGTTACACAGCTTAATTAGGAGATTTACATGGGACATTTTGCAAAAGTAGTAGATAGTAAAGTAGTTCAAGTCATTGTGGCTGAACCAGACTTCTTTGATACTTTCGTTGATACAAGCGCAGGTACATGGCTACAAACTAGCTATAACACCATTGGCGGCAAGCACACTCAAGGTAAGACACCTTTGCGTGGCAACTACGCTGGCATTGGCTACACATACGACCATACAAACGATGTGTTTTATGCACCGCAACCATACGCAAGTTGGACTATTTCAGCCCCTACTTGGACATGGGAAGCACCAACACCTATGCCAACAGACGGTAAAGTATATAAATGGGATGAGCCAACATTGGCTTGGGTTGAAGTAATCGCCTAATGTTTGCAACAGCTTTCCAAGCCAATGCGTTCCAAAATAACGCATTTCAAATTGTCATTACTCCTGTTGAACCAACAAAACGGGGTGGTGACGATGCGTCTTGGACAAAAGAAGAATTAAAGCACTACAAAGAACTTAAAAAGAAACTTAAAAAAGCAGAAGAAAAGCGTATTGCAGCACTTAAAGCTGACAATGAATTACGCAAGAAAACAATTACTGATTTAGTTGACCCTAAACCTGTTGCAAAATCGCAACAAAATAAACTACAATCCAATCAAGAAGTTAGCGTTGATATACCGTCAAACCTAGCAAATATTGACCGATACATCGCTAATCTTGTTAAACAGCAACAAGACCTGCAAACCGCAGTAGCAATGAGAAGTGCAAAACTCAGATTAGAACAAGAGTTAGCAATCTTAGAAGCAAAACGGCAAGCAGAATTAGACGATGAGGAAGCATTATTAGCACTCTTACTTTAAATCCGCACACGGAATATAAAAAAGCCTACGAACATCTCCATGCTGGTCGTTTAGACGCTGGATTTAGACTGTTTGAATATCGTTGGCATCCTGAAATCATTGCTAATCAAGCGCAGCCATACCACCAGGTATTAAAAATGCCTGTATGGAGAGGTGAATCCCTATTAGGGAAAACCATTACTGTTCAAGCAGAACAAGGCTTTGGCGACATCATTCAATATGCACGCTTTTTACCTTTTTTAAAAGCGATGGGCGCAAAAAAAGTAGTAATGCTGCAACATGGTTCATTACATACGCTATTTGGTCAAATTGAATGTGTAGATACATTTACTAATATGCCTGAAGAAGGCATCGCTACAGAATCAGACTATTGGATTGGCATCATTTCGCTGCCTTATTACATTAGTCTTGCACCAGCTTATGCTAAAGCGTTGTTTCCATGCAACACAACTAAAATTGTAGGCTCTGAAGGCTATTTAGACGCTATTGCGAGCAATATTCCTAAAAAATTAGCTGTTAATTGGTCTACATCTAAAGGGCTTTTGCATTATGTACGCACTATGCGCCCAGAAACAATGCTTGAGTTAGTAGGCCCTGATGCTTATTCGTTTAATCCTGAAGAAGATAGGTTTTGGAATCCATTACCTAAAGACGGCTGGCAAAAAGATTGGAATAAAACTGCAAGTCATTTAAAAGCGTGTAAAGGCTTAGTGACTGTAGATACAGGCATAGCTCATTTAGCTGGCGCTTTGGGCGTTAAAACTATCGTAATCATGCCTAAGAAAGAGTTTAAATGCTGGCGTTGGAAGCATGGCACTTGGTATGACTCTGTTGTAACTGTTGAAGAAGAAGAATTGCACAAAATACCCGATTTAATAAGGAGAATGTAATGGCATTAGTAAAAGTCACGGTAACTTGTAACCATTGCAAAGTTGACCATGAAGAATATGATGCAACGCAATATGATGACAAAGAAAAATACCTTGCTTACTGGAATATACCATTTAATACGCCTGAAGCTGAAGAAGCGTGGCAAGCAAAGTTAAATATGACGCCAAAAGAAGCACCAATGGTGATGTCTGACATACCTGGACATATTTCTATGGCTGATGGCACTTGGGTAGATAGTCGGTCTAAACACAGAGAAAACCTAAAACGCAACGGTTGTATCGAATTAGGCAACGATGTGCCTATGCAGCAAAAGAAACCAGAAATGAGTAGACAGTCCCAAGATGCAAGAAAACGCCAAATTGCAGAATTAGCTTACGCTAAATTACGATAACTTATAGGAAAAACCATGTCAGACAACGAACAATTAGACCGTAGAGATTTATTAGAAGCTGCTTTAGAAGCGGCAGAGGAAGGCACTCTTGAAGCACCAATCGAAAAAGAAATTGCTGTGGTTGAGGACGATATTTCCGAGGAGTCCGCTAAAACTGAAGTTGTCGCAGAAGATAGAGAAGAACCTGCCGAGATTTCTGCGGAATCTGAATCTGAGGAGTCGCATGAAGAGGCGCAGGAAGAAGAATCTAAACCTATAACTCGCCCAAGCACATGGAAAAAAGAATATATACAGATTTGGGACAAGATGGAAGCTGGAGAGCAGATTAGTAAAGAAGATTTTACTAAATTTGCTGAATACGCTAATCAGCGTGAGTCTGAATATAAGAAAGGTGTAAGCACTTATAAAGCTGAAGCTGATAGAGCTAGAGGCTATGAAGAAGCTATTGCACCATTCGTGCCAGAGCTACAAGCACAAAATATTAGCCCTGCCGCATGGATTAATAATCTTGGTAGAGCGCACATGATTTTATCTAAAGCGCCTATGCAACAAAAAGTTGAGATGTTTCAACGACTTGCTTCGGATTATGGTATACAA